GGAAAAGATTACCATATAGTTAGTGTTATTTCTGAGGGGGGAGAGGGCCAAAACGGGGCAAATCTCAAAAAGTGCGAAAAAAGTTTGTCTAAAGAACGGTGAAATAATGTCAGGTAATAACAACGAATACCAGCGTAAGCTTATGGAGAGTCGGCGACGGGCTGAGAGGCTTGTTGAGTTGCCGCCTATCGAAAACGTGAAGCGTCGCAAAGCTTGCCTGAAGGATTTGGGTAAGTTTGCAAAGACTTACTTTGGTGAGATGTTTAGTAAACCATGGAGTGAGGCGCACAAGGCTTGCATGGCGAAGATGATGTACGCCATTCGTAACGGTGGGCAGTTTGCCAACGCTTTACCTCGTGGTGAAGGAAAGACTACGCTTGCCAAGGTGGCTGGAATCTGGGCGCTATGTGGAGGGTACAGGCGCTACCCCGTATTGATTGGCGCTACTGAGCCCAAGGCTGAGAAGTTATTGAAAGACGTCAAGGCTATGTTCCGGTTCAGTGATTTGCTCGCTGAGGATTTCCCAGAGATCGTATGGCCTATCCGCGCTTTGGAGAATAACTCTATTCGGTGTAAGGCTCAGGAGGCGGTGGTAAGTGCAGAGCTTGCTAAGCAGCTTGAGAAGATCTACGACCTTGACGAACCCTTGACTTGTGAGCCGGTAAAGACTGAGATGACGTGGACAGCTAAGGTGGTAGTACTCCCGACTGTTGAGGGCTGTGTTACTTCTGGGTGTGTTATTGAGATTGGCGGGCTGACAGGAGATATTCGCGGGAAGTGTCTCACCAATACTTCAGGCGAAGTGATACGACCTGACCTCGCAATCGTAGACGATCCACAAACACATGGCAGCGCGGCTAGTCCGGCGCAGTGTAACGACCGTGAAGAAATCATAAACGCTGATGTAATGGGGCTGAGTGGTCCAGGTGAGAAGATCACAGTATTTATGCCGTGTACAGTAATCAAGAGAGACGACCTGGCGGAGCGTTTTCTTGATCGTGAGCGCAACCCAGACTGGCAGGGTGAACGGCATGCGATGATTAGAAGCTGGCCGGATGATATGGAGCTTTGGGATGAGTACAATGCAGTCAGGATCAAAGGGCTGAGGGCTGAGGACAGAGGGAAGGCAGCCAATAAGTTCTATCGAAAGAACAAAAACGAGCTTGAGAATGGCGCGGCAGTGAGTTGGGAGGCACGCAAAAGCAAGAAAGACTGCTCTGCATTACAGCATGCAATGGACCTATTTTTCAGATTGGGCGAAAAGGCTTTTATGAGCGAGTATCAGAACGACCCACCCGAAGAGAATATGAGTATCTACGAACTACAGCCTGAGATGGTGCGTAGTCGTGCGACCGGGATAGAATACAGGCATGTCCCGTTTGCCTGCCAATTCCTGACAGCTATGATAGATGTAAACAGGTATGGATTGCATTATACAGTGTTTGCTACTACCGCAGATTTCGCTGGGAATGTTGTAGACTATGGCAAGTACCCACCAAGCGCGAAGGATGTAATTTGGAGCGAGGAACACCACGGCGGCAGGACTGAGGCCCAAGCCATCTACGAGGCGATTGTCACACTATGCGAAGATCTGACAAAACGCCACTATATGAAAGAGGGCGACCCGATGATGTTCGACCTTATCACGGTTGACTGTGGATATTTGATGGATGTTGTATTCCGCGCGGTAGACTTTGCCAACAGACAGCTACCGGTTGAGATCGTTGCTAGTCGCGGACGTGCCCAGAAGGATTACCGAGAAACCCACGCGGTGGGCAGACCTGCGGATAATTGCTATCGGGCAGTCTGGAAAACTAAAGGTAGAGTGCTGGTGCATAACGCAGATTATTGGCGGTCACGATGTCAACAGGGCTGGTTGCTAATCCCCGGCGCTCCCGGTAGTATGGCGCTATACGGCAAGGAAGGACGACACGAGAACTTCTCAGAGCATATTTGTGCAGAGATACTACGCGAACACATACAGGGAGAGAAAAACGAATACTACGATTGGGCAAGGAAACCGGGAATAAAGAACGACCTACTGGATAGTACAGTGGGTGCAATGGCAGCGGCTAGTATTGTGGGGGCGTCATTCGACAACCCCGGCGGTCAGCCTAGCTTTATCCCCGGCGCACACCACGAGACCAAGCCAACGAACGAACCCCGAGTACGAAAAGCAACATATAGCTGAGGTGGAACATGCCGGAACTTGTAACCCCTAATATTGGCTTTGCGTTTTATGCAAAAGGCCAAAACACAAAGACTCACATTGTCGGCCATTGGAATGGAAAGGTAAACATGAAGTGTTGCGATAGTGACACCGTAGATAAGAACGAATGCCATAGGCAGCCATGGGACTTGGCCCGCGTGTGCAAGAACTGTCTTGATCGAGTAGGAGACGTTGCGATTAATCCGCTGCCCTACCATAGGGAGAACACCGCAGATGTGTACGAAGATAACGAAAAGAATTGGTATGCTGTCGGTGTTCGGCATCACAACCGTGGAACACATACGGGCTCTTTTTACTTCTCAACCTACGGAGATATTAGCCCAGAAGACCTAAAGCACGCTGGGCGCAAATGGGCAAAGAAGAGTGAGGAAGATTGGCCCGAATTTGCCTTTCGCGGGGCTCCTGTTATTACGTTTTTCCACGAAGTACACCAAGAAAAAGAGGAAACATCATGACCGAAGATGAAAAACGAGAAGTGAAAGCGTGGACGCAATTCAGCTCAGAGTTTATGGGAATGCTCTGCGCAATGGCAGACTGTGGACATGAGACAATAGACGCTCATTACATGTATCGCCCATCTACAGATAGTCCCTTCTTTCGGGCTATAGTCAATTGGCTTGCAACTGGGAAAGGATTTGATGAAGTGATGGAGCTTCACCCAACCAAGGATTTAATTAGAGCAAGGATGAGTGAGAGACTTACCGATTTGAACCTATTTGACAAATCTAAACCAACATTAGCTGAGGTGGATTATGAGAGATAGAGATGTAAGCGAGTCTGTAACGGTAGAGATGTCGGCATTTTGCCCTTATTGTAAGATCCAGATGAAGCGAGCACAGTTCGAAGGCGACGACGTTGTATATTGTGATAAGAAAGATTGCCCGATTGAAGGCCATCTATACAGAGCCCATCACGAACGCCTTACCTGCGTTGGCAATCAAAGCTCGTTGAAGGTGAAGAAATGAAAATTAAACGATACAGACCAGTTCTGGACCGCGACGGAATCTATTTTAAGAAAGACCCTAAAGGTGAGTGGGTTTCATACCAGGACCACGCCGAAAGATCCGTCGAGTACGGTTGTAATAAATGCGGGGCTCATAGTGTTTGTAGGTGCAAGGCTGAGGAGCCTGTCAAGCCTAAGTTTAAGCTGTTTGAGATTGATTGGAAGTCTACATATCCCGCAGTTACCAGCGAATGGGGCCAATGTTTCCCGTCTGTAGGTGCTATATTAGGCCAGTACCGCATCTTCGGGTTTGATTCTGACGGACTAGATGAGTTCGATGCGGAAAGCCTTAAAACATACATACGCCAAAAGAACTACGACACTCACCCGAGCGACCACACAGGCAACCGGAAGTACGCCATTGGGAGGTTGGAGCAATGAACGTTGACCTGAAACGCTGTAGCGACTGGATTTGTACGGAACATGAGATTTGTGTTACAGTCAAATCACTTACTGAAGCACTCGACGCAATCGTCGAGAAACACCCAGACGATGCAGCGGTGATAGATAGGGTTAGAATGATGCTGCTCAGGTGGGAGTCTGACAATATCAAAGCTCATAATGAGTCATTCAGGAGTACTATCGACGACTTGTATGATAGACTTCGTGATGCTAAAAAGAAAATAGAAAAGCCCGTAGTGAAAAAGAGCATATGGGCTAAAATCAAGGCTGGAGGTAACTGATATGGCAAAACGTAAACGCGGTAGACCTCGAAAGAAACCAGAGATGGACAAGACTATCCAACACGGGATACACCCCCGATATCATGCGCCTTGCACCAAGTGCCCAGAGTGCGGGAGTCAGGGCAGGCCGATAGAGACAAAGCCATTTCATCCGCTCCACATCATAGAGAAATATCACCAATGCGTAAAAGACTCGTCTCACTGGTGGGTTGAGGTACGCGAGATGGGGGCAGTTTGACGTGCTGACATAGTTAAAATATCCCACCCCAGCACAAGCGCCGGTTCATTTAGTTCCGGCGCTCTTTCTTTTTGACGCTATCCGTATATCAAAAGGAGCGATTCTTATGTGCAGCGGGTCAGTGGTATTTTTAGGGCTTTATTATCCCACAGTCGATTCAGTGAAACTCAGGGAACTACAAGTACAGGGTGCGGAAGTCTGGACAATGAACGACTATTATCTGTATTACCCTTGGTTAATGGCTGACGGTATATTCCAGATCCATAAGCCGGAGTGGCTACCGCTCAACAAGAACAACAGATGGACGGGCGACTATAAAGGGGAGTACAACGCCGCTAATTGTCCGGTATACGCTTGTTGGCCGGATAAAGGGCTTGATAACGAGGTGATAATGGATAATACCATGATGAGTAAATGGTTTACAGTGTCCCTCTATCAGTGCACCATCTGTTATATGCTGGCGGTTGCTATGGATCAAGGGAAAAAGAAAGTGATCATAGAGGGTATGGAGTTCCTTTCAGACGGTGAGCGTGACTATCAGTTGCCGTATATCATGGCATGCATCAAGATATCCAGAAAGAACGGCTTAGAGGTCGAGATAGACCCAGAGATTGAGGCTAGATGGGCGAACTCTATAGATTGGGGAAACCTTAAAGATATTGCAGCCTATCACACAATGGAAAGGCGTACCCCGTTAAGGGGCGATGAGTTGCGAGTAGATATCAGTCCGTATCTTTGACGTTGTGTTTTTTGGTAGTTAACTAAAGAGGTGTATCACATGGCAGATAGTAAGCCCGTTAGGTCTAAGCCAAAAAAGAAGAAAATTCCAGAAGGTATTACCCCGTGTGCAGGAAAGTTTAGGGCTACTGCCATCATTAAGGGGCGCAAAGAGTGTCTAGGCTCGTTTGGCACGCTAAAAGAAGCGATTGCCGCTCAGGAGCTGGTCAATGGCAATTAAAACAACCCTTTCGCAGATTGAAGAGGTCCAGACCGCTATCACTGCGGTTATGGCTGGGCAGTCTTATAAAATCGGAAACATGACATACACCCGCGCAAGCCTTTCCTCGCTTCAGGAGAGAGAAGATTCTCTACTGACGAGGTACTACCGCGAGCAGGGTAATAATCCTCGCGTATCGCGTTCAAGGTACTCAGAGGCAAGCTACCGGAGCGGAGGCGGAACAAATGATCGAGTCAGTTAAAACACTTCTAAGCGATATCGGCGACGTGTTGTCGTTTGGGTATGATGCCACGGTGAATAAAGACCGCAGGGCAAGACCAGCTACCAGAACAATGTCCGAGGATGACCAGCTTAATTCGTGGGCACGTAAAAAGGCGATAGCTACACAGCGGGATCAGGTACGAAATCTCTCATGGGTAGCATGGGCAGCACGAAAGCATATCAATTTTGTGTCTCACTTCGCGTTTAGGGCTACAACTGACGACGAAGACCTGAATAAAAAGCTTGATGAGCTTATGGCGGATTGGAGCTTACCCGAAAACTGCGACGTAGCGAAAAGGCATAGCCTCGATGAAATGATGGCTCTTTTTGAATCGGGCCAGGTGATTGACGGCGATTGCGCGTTTTTGAAGGCTGGAACGGCCCTACAGGGCATCGAATCGGACAGGATTACGCGACCGACCACGGGTCAAGTGCCTAGAGATGTTACCGATTTGGGCTTAGTCCTGAAGAAAGACGGCAGTACCAAGTCATATTCTATCTGTAACCGCAGCCAAAGCGGGTTTGAGCTACAGAAGCTTGCCAAGGCGGCTAATGTGTTCTTTGCTGGGTATTTTAAGCGATTCGACCAAACGCGCGGTATATCCCCCCTTCTTACGGCTACGAACGACAATCAGGACATTTACGAGTGCACAGAGTACACGCTTATCAAGATGAAGATGCATTCCATGCTTGGCGCTCAGGTGACAAGGCAGATGCCATCGTCTAATGACGGTTGGACATACGACCAGAAAAACTCTACCACCCAGGGCGGCGAGAGTGAGACCTCTTACGAGTTTGATATGGTAGCAGGGATGAAGTTGGAGATGGACCCAGGCGACAAGGTGGAGATGCTTGAGAGCAAGACCCCATCCGATGAGTTCCAATCGTTCACAGAGTTTATGATCCGTGTCGCGCTCCTCGCCTTGGATATCCCGTTCAGCATGTTCAACAGCAAACAGAACAATAACAACGCTATGCGCATGGACTTTCGGCAGTACATCGACAGCGCACGAAAGAAGCAGAGCAAGAACAAGCGTGTTTTGAATGATATCACCAAATGGAAGCTGCAACAGTGGCTCGTAGCTGATGAGTTGACGGTTGACGAGTTCCAACGTGCATTGTGGATATGGCAGCCCAGCGGAACGCCTATCTTTGATCCGCGTACAGAGATTGACGCATTCGCAACAGAAGTTTCTAACGGGTTTAACAGCCGCACGAATATCGCTAGTGAGCGCGGAATGGATCAGCGTCAGATATTCAAAGACCTACAGAGGGAAGAGCAGGAGATTGAAGCACTTGGGCTAAAAGGCATTACCATCGGCCAACCTGGGCAGATCTCTATTGGTGCTCAAGAGGAGAAAGCCAAGGCCGACAACGTAGAGCAGCAGGCAGTATCCGAAGGCGTAGAGTTTGAGGAAGGCAAGCACTACAACGACGACAACGGTGCTAAGACCTGCTAAAATAAGACCTGCTCGCATGAGACGGGCAGCTACACCTATAGACGGTGAAGACGGTCTAAGTGGTGTAGACGGTATCAACGGGATAGACGGCAAAGACGGAATCAATGGAAAGGACGGCAAGAGCGGCGCTAACGGGTTACAAGGTATAGACGGAATCAACGGCGCAGACGGGAAGGACGGCGTACAAGGTACAGACGGGGCTGACGGCTTAAACGGTCAAGACGGTGATATTGGTTTGCAAGGCGAAGCGGGCCCACGGGGCGACAAGGGAGAAGCCGGAGAGCAAGGCCCGAAAGGTGACAAGGGGGACAACGGTCAAACTCCGGATCATCAGATTGACCGGAAAAAGGGGCGAATACGTTTTAAGCTTGACAATGGCAAGTGGGGCGCGTGGGTAGAGATCAAACAAGAGATTATTGATAGGACTGTGAATTCAGGTGGTCGTGGTGCCCAATCGCTTCAGGCGATAAAGGACGTTGGACGGCTTAATTACAATATCCAGCCTATTAAGACCGTAGCAGCCGACTACAACGCAGAAGGCAGAGACTTTTCCATAGTTATCGACGCGTCTTTGGAAGCTGTCACTGTAACGCTTCCGGCATCCCCGACAAAGGGGAAGGTGTACAATATTCCATGCTTGGACAGTACCAATACTGCCAAAGTTGATTTTAACGGAAAACTATTTTATGACAGCTCAGACGATGAGACTTTATTCAAAGGCGAAAATCTAAAAGTGCAGTATTCTGGCACACAATGGGTGAGTGCATGAGTTTATTTGGAGTAATAAGAGAGCTATGGACGAACGGTGCAGAAGCAACCGTGCAGAACCCGTTGCCGGTTGACGGCGATAGCGTCTATGTCAAAGATATCGATCTTACGTCAAGCACATCAGTTGACTTTACTGGTGGCACCGTCGCGGATCTGTTCAACAACCTAAATACAGCATTGAGTAATTCGACTGCAAACAACCCAAAGACGCTGATTTTTAACCTTAATCGTCCTGCAAGTGCATCCGGTATTGCGATAGGCAGCACTCAAGGCGGCACGCATTCAAACCTTAAAGTTGAAGCTCTACGAGGTGGCACAACTTACACGACACTGAATGATAACTCAGCTAGTGCAATTCCGATTGAGTCACGATTCTATTCATTCTCAACTGCCGCCGGAAATGAAAACATCGGCGTAGTAGCCATCACTGGCTTACGCCTTACGTTCAACACTACCAACGCTATAGAAGTATCGTTCATTAGCCTTAGCAAGACGCTCAACCGTATATCCTCACTGCAAGGGTTGAAGCCTGACGGCACTACGACGTTCATCGGAGCTACGAACAATTCAAACCTTGAGGTTTCAGTCCAAGAGTACGGCGACACCCCTGCTATTGATGCATTCGACCGCCTGCGCACGTCAGAGCCGTTCACACTGTTCGATTCTAAGCAACTGCACGACAAACAGCCGTTGTTCTGGGGTGAAAAAATAGGCGGCAGTGCTACAAGTGTCCACAGTTCGGCCAATTCAGAAGTTAAAATGTCTGTAACTGCCGACTCAGGTGATTACGTTATCAGGCAGACCAAGCAACGGTTCAATTATCAGCCAGGAAAGTCTCAGGAGATCTTGATGACGTTCCACAGTCCACAGGCTACAGGAATCACGAGCCGTATAGGGTTGTTCGATGACGATGGCACGGGCGACAACCTCACTCCTGGGAACGGTATCTTCTTTGAGTGTGACGGCGCGTTGAGTTGGAACATCGCCAAAGACGGGACGATTACTGAAACAGTAGCGCAATCAAGTTGGAATGTTGACCCGCTTGATGGCACGGGCAAGAGCGGTAATACATTAGACATGACCTCTGCGCAGATCATGATAATGGACTTCGAATGGCTTGGCGTTGGGCGTGTGCGTGTTGGCTTTGTCATTGACGGGCTTATCTTCTATTGCCACTATTTCAACCATGCCAATGACCCGGCGTTTACGTCAGTCTATATGTCTACACCTAACCTGCCGCTCAGGTACTCAATCGAGACAGACGGCACAACCGCAAGCCACGTAGACCACATCTGTTCCACTGTTATGAGTGAGGGCGGAGTTGAAAAGACAGGCGTCCTACGCGGTGTCGATATGGGAGACAGCCTTACGACCGGCTATACCACCGGCAGTAGTTATGCACTTGTAGGCATAAGGTTAAAAGATGCATACAAAGACATTTCTGTGATACCTGTAAGCGTACCTATCGTCTTGGGATCGTCTGACACATACAAATGGACGCTGCAACTTAACCCGACGGTTGCAGGAACGTTCACATATGGAGACCTGGCTGATAGTGCGATCCAGTATGCTACAGGCACCACGTCTAACACGATAACGCCGGGTTTAATCTTGGCGACAGGTGGCGGATCGACAGCAACACGAGCCTCGGCTGGAGAGCTCGAAACAGCACTAAGAATTGGCAGTAATATAGCAGGCACGCAGGATGAGCTTGTGCTAGTATTGACTCCGTTATCAACCAACGTTTCAGCGTGGGGCGGGTTTAACTTCAGAGAACTACTTTGACGAATAACAATAATTAAAAGGAGTATACCATGGATAGACTGATGACATCTTGGACCTTTGAAAAACAAGGCGGTATCAGCGTAAACAAAGAAAAGGGTATTATTCGCAACGTCGCAGTTGTATCGGTTGGCACAGCCAAGGGCCATGGCGTAGAGCTGGACAGCGAGTTTATCGAAGAAACAGTGAGGCAGGGAAATGAATTTAGAAACGGCGTCAAAATGCGATTCGGACACCCCACAATGTCCTCGACGGCTCTTGGAACGTTCCTTGGACGCGCGAAGAACTTCCGAGTTGACAACAGCGGTGAGGTACCTATTGCAAGGGCTGACGCATTCCTATCTACGGAAGCAAAAGACACACCCAACGGAAACCTCTTCGACTATGTTCTAGGCATGGCCGATAACGAGTCAGACGCATTCGGGCTGTCCATTGTTTTTAAGCCGGGCGATAAATTCCAGTTTGATGATGACGGGGTAAAGAAGAAAGACAACTTTGACCCAGCCAAGCCCACATTCATCGAGAATGATAAATTTAATTTCGTTGACTTCGTAGACGATCCAGCAGCTAACGCGTCTGGGTTATTCTCGACCTTCGACAGCACTACTATTGCAGGGCAGGTATCAGAGTTCCTTGATACGCATCCTATGATCTGGGACGTGATGAAGGACAGGCCGGATATCTTCGAAACATTCACAGCAAGGTACAACGAATACCTGCAGCGCAAAGACACGACAACTACAGACGGGTTTGACGCTGAAACAATTAATGAGGAACTATCAGCAGTAGCTGATACTCATAGTGGCTCGGTTGAGCCGGATAAACAAAACGAGGAACCAAAGATGAGTGACGAACGCAAACTGTTCCAAGAAATGGAAGAAAAGTTTGGTACTGAGATCGCTTCTGAGGTTTTCAAGACCGGCGGCACGCTGGAAGATGCACAAGCAAAGTTTGAAGAGCAGAAGTTTACTGCACTACAGGCCGAATGCGATGAGCTGAAATCCAAAAACGCCGAGTTGAATACTGAAGTTGAAGAACTCAACGCCAAGCTTAAAGCCATTACAGACGGGGAAGCCCCCGTTGACTTCGAAGACGCAGGAGAGGAAACGGTTCTAAACGAGCCTGAAGCCATCGACTGTAACGCGAAGATAAAAGAGTACCGGGACCAAGGTCTCAGTGCTACGGAAGCGCAGGATAAGGTCCTGGCTGATTACCCTGAAGAATTCAAGAAACAATTCAATGTTGGAGCCTAATTATGGCAGCTAACCATTGGTTTGATGCAGGCTACGTTCCGTTTACTGCAAGCGGTACCGTAACCAAACATAACCTTGTCAAGCTCTCCGCAGCTTCGACCGTCGCTCAATGCGGCGCTGGTGAGGCCGCTATTGGTGTCGCAATGGACACAGTAGCAACCACGCTAGAAGTAAAAGTTAAACTGTTCAACGCCGCCGGTACATTCCCTTGTATCGCCGCTGGTGCTATCGCCGCTGGTGCTGCTGTTTACACAGCCGCTGATGGTAAGGTCGATGACAACCAGACCGGAACAGGCGCTATCCTCGGTATCGCTAAGGCTGCATCTGCCGCTGACGCCGATTCTATCGAGATCATCCGTGAATACGTCGTAGCAACGACTTAATAAGGAGTATTAGCAATGCAATCTACTGCAACACTTCGCCCTCTGCTTCAAACCAGTGCGGCTGAATACGCTGATTCTCTTCTGAGTCAGTTTATGGCACCAGACGTTCTTCCTGTAATGCAGGTTGACGCCAAGACAGGCACCTATGGTTCTGTCCCTATCGAGAACGTAACAGACGAGACAGGTTCTGGTAAACGCGCTCCCGGTTCTGGTTACGAACGTAACGAGTCCAGCGTAGAGACTGACACCTATACTTGCGCAGAGTATGGTTTCGAAGAGCCGCTTGATGATAGCGATTCTAAGGAAATCGGTCTGGTTCTCAACGCAGAACGTGAAATCACGAACCTCAACACATTCCGCCTCGCTAAAAGGCAGGAAATCCGCGCTGCTGCTGCTGTATTTAACGCTTCTACATTCTCCGCCTATACGGCTGGTGTAACTGTAGAGTGGGACAATGCATCTGGCACGCCTTATTCGGATATTCAGGACATCATCCTGACTCTGAAGAATAACGTAGGCGGCGCTCTTGCCCCCGGCGCTGAGATCTGCTTAGCAGTCAGTGAAAAGGTCTATCGCAACATGGTTGTTACCACTGAGATTCAGGGTAAGATCATGGGCGGCGATGGCTCGACCATCGACAAGGACCCAAGCACTAGCCGTGACATCATCGCTAAGGACCGTCTCGCACGCATCCTCGGCGTTGACAAAGTGTTCACGTCTAACGCTCAGAACGCAAGCGTTGACATCTGGAACGACGAATATGCAATGCTGTTTATTCGTAATACCGCCGGTATCGTTGAGCGCATGAACCCGCAGATGGGTAGAACCATGCTATGGTCTGAGGATTCGAACAATCCTTGGACAGTAGAAAGCTATCGCGAAGAAAACGTCCGTTCGGACATCTTCCGCGTACGTCATAACGTTGAAGAGAAGATCATCAACGCTAATGCCGCTTATCTGCTGAGCAACATTACTACCACGTAATACAATTCGCACCAAATGGGCGCGCGGGCAACCGCCGCCCTTTGGTGTGTTCACGAGGTGCAATTGTGGCGGATTGGTTATCATTAGTATCTACAGACTTCGCTGATATCATAGGTGAGATAGGCAGTGCAATCACCCTTCAGAAGCCGACATACTCCCAAAACGCTGACGGTGAGTCTGTTGTTTCATGGTCAACAGTAGAGACGGGGAACGCTGTTGTTGAGATGCGCAACGCCCAAGAGCGCGAACAGGACGAAAGACTACAGGGCAGACTTTTCCATTGGGTATTCTTTGACACGAGCGAGGACGTGAAACCGGATTGGCGTTTTCTTGTAGGCGCTCAGGTGTTGAATATTGAGGAACCATTTCCACTCACCCAAGGCGTAACAGTACGCGAGTTCAGATGTACTCAGGTTTTGGACGGGACCACCTAATGGCAGAGCAAGCTGCACTATTAGAGTTATTCGGTGACAAACAGTTGCAGAATGCGTTGCTTGACCTAGCCGACAATTCAGCATGGCGTGTTATGCGTCCAAGCATTAGCAAAGCATTAAATCCGGTTAAGCAGCAAGCGAAAGCGAATGTTGATAGGAATAAGCGGTCTGGGGCTCTCCGGAGAGCCATATCAAAGAAGGTGCAAAGGAAGAGGGGTAAAAAGAACAAGGCATGGGGTAAGGTATTCGTTAAATCAAAGCCTCAAGAATGGAACGGTAAGACTATCAACCCTGCAAAATACGCACATTTGCTGGAGTTCGGTACAGTACACTCAAGGCCGTATCCGTTTTTGCGTGTGGCTTTAAGTCAGAAACGGGGGGCCATTCAAAGGATAATGATTACTGAGGGGTGGAAGAATATGTCTAAATTTGCAGGCAAGCTAAGACGGAAGCATAATACAATGGACGCACTTAGAAAAGGCAGGAGAAAAGGCAGGAGGCTATTCCGATGAGCACTTTCCAATCCGCTTTAAGAACATATTTACTAGCAGATTCAGATATAACAGATATTATTGGCGCTAGCGGTGTATATGCTTTCCCCGTAGCCCAAAACCAAGAGCCTCCCTACATTGTAATCAGCCGGATACTTGAGGAGCCTTTCAATAACTTAGACGCGGTTCAGGCAGTAGTTAGGGAAGAGTGGCAGCTTGATTGTATCGCACTGTTGAACGATGACTCGGAATCCCTGAAGACAGCAGTGATAGGCAGGATTAATAATGCGAGCCCGACAACCCTTTCAGGGTTTGACGTATCGCTTTTAATAGTAACGAGTGTATCTGATTTGTCAGAGCTTGAAGATGACGGATCACAAACAAAGGCAATTCGTAAGACTATCACGGCGACAGTCAAGCGGACGCCAACAACATAGGTAAAATACAATGGCATCTACCTTTGAAGGCAATGGCGTAAGCTTTACTTTTGCAGGCTTAACGCTGAAAGCGCAGACAATCGAGATCCCCGGCTGGACTAAAGCCATCCTGGATATCTCCACGCTGTCGAACGTTGCGGCAAGAACTAAATTCGTTGGTGCATTGAAGGATTTTGGTAGCCTTGTCCTTAATTGCGAATTCGACGCTTCCGTGTATGACTCACTCCCAGAGACTGAGCAGACTTTAATTATCACTGTTCCGTCGGTTGGCACGATAACTTACTGGGCTAAAATGTCAGAGCTTGGAAGTGTTACTATGGCTAACGATGAACAGCCGCTCTATCCTATTACGTTAGCAATTACTAACCTAACCGGAACGACTGAAACAGTCCCTGTATTCTCTACTTAATAACAGTTAAAGGTGCGAACGATGAAACTGTCAGAAAGGATAAAGGCGAAAGCAAAGGTCAGGCGTAGCGCCACATGTAAGATATTCGAAGAAGAAGTTCTGTGTGTGCTCCATAGCGCAGCAGGTATGTCGGAATTGGGCAACGAACTAGACAAAGCAGCAGAAGGCGCGTCTTTTGAGACCGCCAAAATTATAGCGAAACAGTTCCTCGATCCTGATACCAACAAACCGTGCATGACTGCAAGCTTTATTGATAAAGAATGTAGTCAGACAGACGCTATGGAGCTTTTGCGCATATTCTTGAGAATGAATGGGTCAGGTTCTGGCTCATTGGAGCAAGCTGAAAAAAACTGACGGAAGACCCTGAGTTATATCTAATGCACAGGGTCGCAGATGAAATATTTAGCTGTTCAGTTGAAGAGATGAGCGAACAGATAACATATAAGGAGTTCGTAAATTGGGTTGCATATCTGAAACTGAAAGACGAACGCTTCGAGAAGTGGGAGTTTTATGCGGCCCAAATAGCCCATGCAGTTGTTCAGGTGCAAAGCAAAAAGCGATACACTATAGCCGACTTCACTATTCAGGACCAATCGCCCACACAGGCGGACCCCGCGAAGATATTAGAGATACTTGCAGCTTCATTCGGCGGCAAAATAAAGAGGTTAGATGATGGCTAGGCCTATTGGTGCATTGTCTGTATTTCTCACAGCAAATACAACACCCTTCCAGAAGAGCATGTTCAATGCTCGACGCAGCTTAAAAACACTTAGCGGTGCAGCGAAGATTGCGAGTGCTGCTATTGCCGGTGGTATAGCTGCATTGTCGGTTAGCGGGTTTAGGGCTGCTGTTGCAGCAGAAGAGATTGAGAGCAAGTTTGGCGTGGTGTTCGGTGCTATCCCTGACATGGCCGGAGAAGCGGCGAAGCAGATATCTAAGGATTTCGATCTTGCAGACAGTACGGTACAAAAGATGCTTTCAAGTACTGGTGACTTGCTTACGGGGTTTGGATTCACTCAAGGTTCAGCGTTAAGGCTATCGCGCACAGTTGCCAAGCTTGCTGGTGACCTAGCATCATTCCAGAATATCGAAGGCGGAGCGGCTGACGCTGCATTCAGACTTACCAAGGGTATCTTGGGCGAGACTGAGAATCTGAAATCTCTAGGCATTGTCGTCAGGCAGGACACTAAAGAGTTTAAGGATATGGTGGCCCAGCTTGTCAAGGCTGAGGGACTAACTCAACAGCAGGCTAAAGCCCAAGTAATCCTCACAGGTGCTATCAAACAATCAAAGAACGCAATCGGCGACTATGCACGCACCCAAGACAGTACAGCTAATTCGATCAAGCGTCTCAGCGAGGCTTGGAAAGAGTTTAGAGAGGGATTTGGCGAGGTAGTTAAACAGCTTGTCACGTTTACAGCTGGAACAGGGAAAGATTTTGCGGCGACCCTTAAAGACATCGGGAAGGAATTAAAAAACATTGCCGATCAAGTGAAGCTCTTAAGCAAGGCTGGAGGGTTTAGGAACCTTTTGAATATAGCCGGAACGGGTAGGTCATTGGCCGAGTCGGGCGCTGACGAACTACGCGCAATGGTTGAGGATGAGCTCGGTGGCATCGACGTTGCAGAGGCTACAGAGAAACAGCGTGAGCGTGCCATAAAGGCGGTTCTCGCTGAGTCTGAGTTTACCGCTGGTGCAATCAAGCTATTTAGGACGGGGCTACCAGCTGCCGCCAAAGAGGTTAAGGAGTTCGCAGATGGCGTAAAGAAAGCAAGAAAGGCAAGAGCCGAGGCACTGCGAAAGGGCAAAGCCGCAATAGATGAAGATGAGTTTGATCCTACTGGAGACATTGAGCAGAGTATACTTGATAAACTCCCAGACTTTAAGAAGGTCTCAGGTGGCCCGAATCTATCAGCAGCCATACGGGCAGAGACGCAAGCGGCATTTGCCCTTAGAACTGCGGGCGTAGGGGCGACAGGAACAGAAGAAAAGATGCGCAAGAAAAACGTTAAAGCTAATATCGAAACTGCTAACGAGATAAAGAAGCAAAATCGTATAGGCGTTAAGATACAGAACCTGAAAGTAGTCGGGAGCCTCGCATAATGGCAATCACACTAATAGGATTACACAGCGCAGAGAAGCGAAACGGCGATACCCCCACCGGCGTTAAGACCTTCATACTTGAGTCAGACACCCAGATTACCGACGACATTGATTTAATTCTGGACTTCTCAGATGTCCCAGCTTATGACGAGACATGGGACGCTACCAACGCAGGGCTCAAGGTACGGCAGAAAGGCGCAACCGCCATGGATGAGCAGGAAGGCTTTATGTGGATGGTCACGGCCAACTACGAAGTCTCAGACACCAACTCGGACCAAGACGCGGACCCTCGTGACAGGGCTTGGGATTGGTCTAAAGGCCCAGACAAACGGCAGATAGTAGCACCCTCAAGTCTGTTCGCTACTACCGGGCATGTCTACCCTGACACTGCTGGAGGGGTGAATAAGAACCTTGCAAAGGGTGATGCCATCCAGAACACGGCAGGGCTACCGTTTAGCGATGGGGTTGTCAGGACAATCTCCCGCCAGATCATCACACTGACAAAGTATGTAGATGATTACAGCGATTTGGGCCAGGCGTCGTGGACGGTGTTAGACGCGTTTGTTGATAGTGTCAACAGCGATACTATTTCAATACTTGGCGTCAGTTACCCAAAGTGGCAGTTGCTCATGGATGATATCAGCTATAGCCCGCATTCAGAGAACGGGTTTGATGTCATCAAGGTATCGTTGAGGATTATTGCAGATCCCACATATACGCACGTTGGCAGTTTTCCAAGTCAAGGCTATAAGCAGATTAAAGCTACAAAGCTTGTTCCTATTGTAGACGACAAGGGCAACGAGGTGGCAGAGCCCAGGCTTTTGGACATTGACGGGCTAGCTATCCCTGTCACAGGTGCTTTGATTGATCCGATATACGTTAACGCTGGGCTGAACATTGCGACGGCGTGGACATCGCTGACGTTGCCTGCAACCATCCCATAGGGGAATATCGTGGACTATAATGTATTCAGTGACGACGCAGTCAGGCAGATACAGCAAATCGGCCTGAAGGTAAAGCAATTGGAGCAGAAAATAGGGTTGCTCGGTGGCGCTCCTAATCAGCGGCGTACACAACTATTCGCTAGGATCGACTCTAATATATCCGACCAGACATACACGGCGGATCAGGTTATAGCAGGGGGTGACGGTTTACTTGGAACTACTCCTACAGACCCCCTACGATGGGACTCTACAGCAATCGGCTACCTTTACTCGATGGATGACGCTACCGACACAACAGGTATATTCCCTGTATTCCAGACGAGCGACGGAACAGATATGTTCTGGTCATTTAGTCCTGGCGTAGAAGATGAATTCCGGCATGTATTCAAGGTGACCGCTGACGGTACGGACGCTGTAATTGGCGCTGATAGGGGTGACGCTAATTATGAGTTCAGCGATACTATCACCATGTTCGACGGTCAAGACGGTGATATTTTAATTATCTCTTTTGCTGATGCTGAGAATGTCACGTTAGAAAGCGGCACAAATCACGTGTACTATGAAGTGCTGAAGAGCACGGGCGGAGCTTGGGAGGCAACGCCCAAGAGAACGGGAACATGGCCCCCATCAGACATAGACGACGATCAGCAGAAATTCCCGCTATTGGTTGCAGAGGTGGAAGTAGACGGGACTGATGCGGTGGTAGGTCAAGAGCTTTTCCATAATCCAGAGATGAGACCTAAACAGTTTACCCCGTCATTCTCGCCTATCCATAATAATGGCTTTGTTAAGATCACAGCTGGCAAGGTGCGGCTTGCATCTGGCGACGTGTCGTTGGCTGCGGTAGAGTTTGCAACGACTTCAAACGTCATTGTATATATCGAGATCGTATCCAATGCCGGGACCGATACCCCGACAGTTACGGATACAGAGATTAAATCAGCGGCATCAATAACCTACTCGGCCAAAGACGCTGACGGGAACCTCACAAGACAGATACCGCTTGGTTTTATCACCGCGGCAACAAACAAATATACCCCTTATCATACCGGAGACCTTTTATTAGGCACTCAGTATCAGCCATCATTCCACGCAGATGTAAGACCGTCAATAGATAAGAGCCAAGTACAGCTATTAGGCCAAGAAAGCGTCACATCGGTTGGCGCGGATATGACCACTTTCCTATCCGGTCATAAAATGACCTGGGACTGGAACGGTGGCGACCTTGAAGACAATACGGACGACGGCACGTTCAGCTTTGGCGGCATCACCGCAACACGCGACCAAAATGCTATTACGGGCGTATCGAGTGACGGAACAAATCTAACGTTTACCATTACCGAATTCCAAGACGACTGCACTGCTGGCCTTACCCAGGACATGACAAACGTAGACGGCACTAATATTATTATTGCATTCCCCGGCGGTGACACGACAGGTGCTACTGTTAATGTCAATGAAGACTTCCTTTCCAGCGTTGACACTGCCACTGTGAACGAGATAGACATCAACAAACGCAACCTTGCAATACAGACCACAGACGGACTTGTGCAGGCGTTTACGATTGGTGCAGAAGCTGTTGAGTCGTCGCTTACTTGTGATGAGGAGTGGATCGAGATCGAAGCAGGCGGAAGGTTCAAACACGCGCGCGCAAACATCACAGGCGTTGCTGATCCTAAGCACTGGACAAGCGTTTCGCATGACGGAACAAGCTGGACTGATGGTGTCATTACGGGTACTGACATGACAATGAGGCTTGATATTAATAGACATCCATATGAATTTATCATTGATGGCACATCGGTTGATCAGCCTACTGACGAGACAAACTGGAGATATGAAGACTGTACCAATTCGGGTAGTGAACGAGTCTACGACTCGTCGACCGATGGCGTTTTTACTGATGACGGTACATGCTGGTTTTTGATTGGTGAGACAGACGCGACTTCCGACCACACGCTGCCATCTGTCGACTATACTGATTGCTCAGATTGTTTAGGTGACCAGACAAACGAGATATGGAAGGAATGCCCATCTCCAGGGTCTACGGAATACTACCTTGCTGCTAGTGCATCTGCGGATCTAGCTGCATGGGGGTGTATCGGCAGTGTATGGACAAAAATATACAACACAGAGACCTCTACCGCACTGGCCGCAACAGTAACAGACGTTATAGATCAATGCGACGGTGCAGTTGACTGTGATGGACTTGTTGGTTGGTTGCTTTTTGATAACTTTGCCGCTGGCGGTTGTCAGTCGTCCACGGGGAATCTTAACACTAATATATGGGATCTTGTCTATGATCCAGACGGTGGGGGAGGGAGCAATGTTGTAAGTGGGTCCAAGCTGAGAATCACCGCAGCGAGCACGACGGGCGAGTATGGTATAGAAAACAGCCGTTCGGCGTGGACCGGCGATTTCTTTATCTCCTGCGACTTTTCGAATATATCATTTGCAACGTTAGGCCAAGGAACTAGCTGGATAGGACTTGTTATCTTTTTTCAGGGTGGCGGCGTTATGAACATGGAACGCAATCGAACAAGCGCGGACAACTGGGAATCGCTGGGTAATGTCCAGGCGACCTCGGCCACATCCGGCACGTTGTCTATCGAACGCAAGGCGGGTAGCTCAACAGTTAGAGCCCGGTACAACGGCACGAGCCTTCACACTATCTCAAACTCAAACGCGATTACCAGAATCATCATAAGGGCCAACGCGGCTGGAATAACTGACCAAGACGTCGCCGCAGACATCAGCGACGTTCAAGGTTCTGACGCTATTGAGCCTGACGTGGTCGCATGGGACCCCACTGGAAAAGCATGCCCGTAAAGGAGTGCAAGATGAAAAAGAAGGTAAAACCATCAGACCTGAAACGAGACGCGAAGGGTTTCCTTATCGTCAATGGTGAGGATGAATTCAAGGCGTACATGGAGGGCCGGAACTCTGGAGAGATCAAAGAGAGGAAGGTCAAGCCAGAGCAAGGTAAAAAATGAAACCACCTGAAGTGAAAGCAGGTGAATGGTCTGCGCTCCTCGGCGTACCGTCGTCGATGGTTCGTAAGATGGATATGTACAAGGTATACAAGGCCGAGTATATCGAATGGCGTACAGCCAACCCTAAAGGCGACTTTGACCCGTTCACCAGTGACCCCGGCTGTAAGAATTGCGGTAAAAAGAAAAAGACTTGACGTTTAGCTTTATATAGCTGGAGGTCATATGAAAAGATACAAGACGCTGGAAGAATACAGGGATAGACTCCCAAACTTCGTTATTATCGAGATGATACAAAACGGTGCAATTGCGTCGTATGGTAGCAAATATCCGGTACAGAAGGGTCAAGAGATCCTGATGATAGCTGGAGAGGCAAAGAAGGCCGTTGAGTCTGGTGCTGGAATAATCTCACGCAGGACAATGAAGGGGCAGTATAGACGGTACAACGGGGAGAACCTAAACGGACGTAGGCTGATGATATGGCGTGCAGGCGGTATAGGTGATTTAATGTGGGTTCGTCCTATCCTTTGCCATCTCAAAGATAAATACCCCGAGTCTACTATTTTGTTCGCCACTCGCGAAATGTTTCATTGCATGGTGGCAACTTGGGGAGATTGCCTAGACGGTCTATCTGTTGTGCCTTTGAACATGTCAGACACTATGGATGCTGCTGACTATCATTTAAGCTTTGACGGACTTGTAGAATCGTGTGACGAGGCAGAGACCACAGACATACACGACCTATTCGCAAGGCACGCAGGTTGCGACCCTGACGAGGTTAATTGGTGTAGGCCGATGAGACTGCCGAATTGGGAACCGGACAAAGAACACGACAAAAACCCGTGTATACAGTACATGGTAAATAAGCGCAAGTATGCTGTTGTTCAGTATCGGGCATCGTCGCCCATGCGCACGCCTTATCTTGGCAGTATTGTTGCGGCGTGCAATGCGGTTACTGATTCGGGGTATAGAGCGGTGTTGTGTGACCTTCCCTCTAGCGCAAGGGAGATTGATAATATAATCAGTTGCTGCAAGACTCCAGCCATGGTGTATAACTTTTCCGAAAGGGCTAGGGATATACTCGACACTATCCGGCTGATAAACCATTCAAGGCTTGTTGTAGGCCCTGACTCTTCACTAGTTCATATCGCAGCTATGCAGGGCATTCCCTCGGTTGGTATCTACGGGCCGTTCCCTGGCATGACACGGCAAGCGCGAAACCCGCTCGCGAAATGGATAGAACCGCCAGAGTCAAAGGTATGCAAGAGCAAGGGGCGGCATTGCTTCAAGAATAGAACAGAGTGCGACGGTGATTATAAGTGCTGGGGCAACCTGAACAACGCAAGGCTACAGGAAATAATAGCAGAGGTGCTGAATGGATGACTTTAGAAAACTAATGAACGCCCACGAGGGAAAAGCGGCTGTAGTCCTAGGCAAAGGCCCGAGCTTGGATAAGTACGAGCCTATCGAAGGCCCGATTATAATCGGGGTAAACGATGTCGGCAATACTATTCCTGTTGATTACTCGGTGACTACAGACGGATTCAAGCCGGGAGTGCTAGGGAAGGCCAAACTTGCAAAGCTCACAGCCATCCCGAATAGAGCTGGATTTGATTATAACGAAGACGAAGTATGGTTTTTACATTGTGATGATACCGGCGACGGCGGCCCGTCAAGATTAGCAAGAGAGGATGTTGCTGAGAGCAGGTGGCTATATACGTGCTCAAGTAGTGCTCAGCCTGCTATTCATTTGGCGTGGTACCTTGGATGCACCTACCTTCATATGTTCGGCATAGACGGGGGAAGAGGTTATGCAAAGGGGATGATAGAGCATGAAGAGAAGGACTACAACCACCCAGACAGGTTTACAAAATATATAAACAGCACTCTAAGGATAGCCAATATATGCTTTGGTAATAGGTGGGAGCGATGTTCAAAATAGTAAGTATGTACACTGCCGACACCCCCTACGAGGATGAGATAAAAAAGCTTCAGGAGTCCTTAGTACGGTTCAAGCTCAGTCATACTATCTACAGGTGTAAGTCGCGCGGGTCATGGGCTAAAAACTGTCAGATGAAAGCCAACGTAATAGCAGAGGCATTAAATAGCTCAGACGGGGATATAGTATGGACTGACGCCGATAGTGTCATACTTAGGGCTCCATCTTTGTTTAATGAGTTGTCTTGTGATATTGCGTTGCACGCATTACGGCAGCGGTGGGGGATGGAGTATCTTTCAGGTACAGTCTACTTTGCCAACAACGCCAAGGTGAAGCAGGTTGTGAATAATTGGATAAGGCTCAATCAAGAGAACGACGAATGGGACCAGAAGAATCTACAGCGTGTAATGTCAGGGGTAGACTTGTCATTTCTTCCCCCTGAGTATTGTAAGATATTCGACAGGCACAGCCAACGCGTATCTAATCCTGTAATAGTCCATAACCAAGCATCACGGAGGTTCAAAGGTTTAATATGATCGAACAACGGATTTTGGAACTCATCTTACCAGGTTCTACGTTGGACCTTGGATGTGGGGATAAAAAGTTCTCACCTGACAATGCAGTTACGATAGATGCGTGGGAAGGATGTGAGCCTGACTACCAACTAGATATAGGGACTGAATCCCTACCGTTCCCTAAAGGGTCATTTGACAACGTACTTATGATAGATGTCATTGAGCACATGCCACGGCTGGAGGGCTATCACGCCCTAAAAGAGGCTAAGAGGGTATGCAAGGGAAGGGTCATAATCTTCACCCCGCTTGTGTGGGACGATAACCAAAAGAATATAGAGGATGTTTCGAGACCGGCCTACTACCAGAATCCCCACAACCTACATAAAAGCCTATGGGCTTTAACAGATTTCCTAGGGTGGGTAGATGTTGATGTTACTAACATGTGGTATCTAGGCTACTGGGAGCAAGTCAATCATCAAAAAGGGGGAGTAATATGATATCTATACTGATACCGACATTTAACAGGTCTGATTTACTGGTGCATGGCCTTGCATCACTAGAGCGGCAGTGTGCAGATTATGAAGTGCTGATACTTGACGAGTCTCACCAGCCGGATAGCGAAGTGATGAGGATTGCGGCGGATCACACGTACATACACACTGGAGCAACCAAAGAGAAAGAGCATTGGCGCATTCCTGGCTTCGCTTTGAATATAGGATTCAGGCAAGCAAAAGGTGACACTATTATAATCACATGCCCAGAGGTGGTACATTTTGGCGAGTCGATTAAAGAACTCGGTACAGCTAAGTCAGGTATTATGACTTATCCGGCTATGGCCCGTGATGACGTGAAGAATGTGATAAACCCCAAGACCGCTTCGATATCTGACTTTTGCAAGTGTGCGCTGTTAAGTGCAAAGCTTCCTTTCAGTATGGGGTTTTGCAGGGATGATATAATTAAAATCGGTGGCTATGACGAGGACTTTACAGGCGTTTGTTATGACGACAATGATTTCATAGAAAGGCTGCTCTCGTACGGCTGCAAGCATCGTCCGGTAAAGTGTGCAGTGTTGCATTTGTACCACCCACGAGGGAATGCAAAGGGCTCAGATACGAGAAAGCGTGCTGAGTATAATAAGAAATTGTATCTCTCAAGGCGTGGTATTGTCCAGCGTAACGAGAAACGTGATTGGGGATCGCTTGACGTTACTGTGTAGTTTAAGGAGTACTCTGTATGGTGGCAGCTTGAACAAAAAAGAGCACTTATCTATATTGGGTAAAATAGCAAAGTGGTTAATGCATGACAGCTAAAAAGCTCACCGAAGCAGTATCTGAAGTCGAATGCGACAAGAAGCATACTGATATACGTCAGGAGATAGCCTCACTAAGAGACGCTATCATAGGTGTTCCAGGTGATACCTCAAGATGCGGGATAATGGGGATGCTAACCAAGCAATCAATCTTGATGGAGCAATTAACCAAAGAGGTTGGCGAGATAACAACAGAGCATTTTGCAATGCAGATAATGGGGCTAAAGGCTGAGATAGACGCAAACACTTTAGAGATGGACCGACTTACTACAGCTAATGAACAGTTTGTACAGGCATCAAATGACGCGCCGCAGATTACATGGCTCAAGATTACCATGGCCATGCTTACAATTTGCACTGCTACTATGGGGCTTGCTGGGGCAGTCGTAATTCTACTAAAGGTCAAGTTCGGATGAAACCATTTAACCCAGACAAAGACTTATGGCAGTGGAAGGGCTACCCGCCTCCCGGTAATATGTGGCTTGGTGGTTACTGTTACCGTGTTATCCCCCCTAAGATGACCCAGCACGATATTGATATGCGTATTAGGGCTCAGGAGATGCAGAGGGGCGCAGACTTGATGTATTGGGGCGTTATCATAGCTTTAGTGTGTGCAGTGGCCCACGGTTGCTCAAGCGTTAAAGCTTTAGGTAGGATAGCAGAGTGGGGGATAGTCGGTGGGTTGCTCGCTGTAGTATCGGGATTGCTCTACAAGAAAGCCACTCAATACGAAAACTGGATTATACTTCTGGTTGTCGTCGCGGGCGGTGGTTTCCTTCTGTACCGCTACCGCGGTTGGTCTCTTTCTCATATATTTAAGAAGAAATAGATTGACATAGCGCAAGCGTTGGGGTAATGTTTAGTAACTCTAAACAGGGAGATACTATGCATGAGTAGACAAATCAAGCTAACAATGTACCCAGAAGAGATCATAGCAACGGAGAAGGCGCTTAGGTTTATCGTAAAGGATGACAGCCGTGATATCCGCCTTCACTTCACAAGCAGTCAGTGGTCGGAACTCCAAGACGCGTGGTGTCGTGTGTTTGCAGAGCTGTCAAGAGCGATAGAGGAATCGCAATGCGAAAACGATTAGAACAGCGCATGTCTACAGAACAGCACCAGCAGTTCAATATGGACCTACACGAGGTAAAGTATGCGGCATACCTAGAACGTGCGTCTATAGCTGCTTATGCGGTAGTAGACGCCAAACAGAACGGACTAGTTGATAAGCTCGACAGCATCCGGTCGCAACGTGAACACTGGTTAGACCAAGCACGACAAGAGCGCGAACTATGCGAGGTAGCTTGTGAATGATTGTCCTGATTGCTATTCGTCGTACAGCGCCTCAACAAAATGTAACGGCTGTGAGTATCGCAAATGGTGTAAGGAGTCAACCAAGATAGACAAGGACAGTATGAGCGCGTGCTTTGCTTATGATGATATATCATATTCAGAGTCATACGCGGAATCACCGGAGCAATGGAAAGATAAGGAGGGCGGCCAGAGTCCACGCAAACTACTTGCAGAGCTATTGTATGCCATCCACGACCAACCGCACAGGGCGGCTAGTATATTGCAGGTGCTGAATCAGGTATGCAGTATTTACAGGAACAACCCAGCTTGCTTCAGTGTGACTATCACTAAGATCCTACACCCTGAGATGAGCTATGAGAAGATAGCAGAACGCCACAACACATCTAAACAGCTTGTAGAGTACTACCTAAAGAGATCTATTGAGCAAATTCCGTCGCTACAGTCTGCAATATTAGTTGACAGGCGTAGAATACCGCACTTGAAGTGTCCCTTTCCTTTGACGTTATCCCATAACGCATTGAGGCTCAACGAGAAAAAAAGGTCATTTACTAACTGGATATACGATAAGTTCGGGACTATTTCAGAGTTCTCAAGACGGTCTGAAGTTAAGCGGACCACGATACTGGGAATCATAAACGGCAAGAAACCACGGCTACAAACGCGGGAACTGCTCGCTGAGGCTATGGGAATCACCCTCTACCAACTATCAACCAAATACGGGATATAACATGTCAGGACTATTAGTAATCATCGGTAAAGGCAACACGCGCGGGCAAGGTAGGGTTATCGCGAGGAACGGCAACGCCCAAGCGGTATGGGGTATAAACAACGTGGAACGCTATCCAGAGCTCACTATGCTATGGGAGATGCACCCTTGGCCTGCAATACGCAAATACAACCCGGTTAATATTGATATGCTGCCGGTGATGATGCAGGAAAAGTATATTGACTTGCCACATTCTAAGCGATACCCACTTGAACAGATGGAGGAAATCTACGGCGGTATCTACGCGAACAACACCCTTGCATATATGTTGATGCTTGCTATTGCCAGCAAGTTATCGAGAGGCGACAGGCGGTTCAGTACTATTTATTTAGCTGGGATTGACTACCGCTCGCCGGATAGGGCAGAGATAGAGTTTGAACGTGCATGCACTGAGTATTGGATTGGGTATGCGTTGGCGCGTGGTATCAACGTCTACTGGCCTGAAGAGTCGAATCTAATGACCTTCCCCGGCTATGTACCCGGCATCCGGTACGGCTACGACAAGGCAGCTCCAGAGCTTGTAAGGCAAGCAAGGGAGAACTATAGCCAAGTTTGCGCTGAGGTATTGCTTGAGACGTACGGGACCAACAAACAGAAAGAGGATCACGACCACGACAAGTACTGCGAATACATCAAGGGCTGCGTTAAGAGGTGGAAGAAATGACCAAAAAGACTGTTGCTATGTTTATGATCCTTCAATTGATTCCCGTTTGCTGGCTGGTAAGCTGGGGTTTTTCTTCGTTCCACTCCTCGTGGATGTGGGTACCGTGCGTTACAAGCGAGGCTCTACTTTATCTCCTTAGCTTCTGGCTTGCATACTCAGGCTTAAAATACTTGAGAAAATAACACCGCATGCCTTGCGGAATGTCAAGCGGGCAGTATTGTAAGGTAACACCAAACAACGGAGACACGACATGGGCAAGATAAAAGACATTGTAACGGCAAAGGCAGAGGATGTAGCAACGATTGCCAATATATCGTTTGATGCTGCAACTACTGCTGTGATGGATTGCAGTAACCCATTGACCGCAAGTGCTGAGGAGATCATTGCAGAGATGGACGTGCCCGAGGATATCAAGCTTGCCCGCAAGTCTGTAGCAGTCTTTCGCGATGGCATGGACGCTGCAACGCTGGCAGAGGACTACGACGAGGCTGGGCTATTGCAGGACATAGTTGATAGCATGGAAGACTATCTAACGCGTCACGACCCCGACTTCATCCGCGAGATGGGCAGGCAGAACGACACAGAATTCGAAACTTTGTACGGAGAGCAGGCATGAAGGAAAGCCTATCATTTGCAGCAGGGTTTAGTCAGGAAATTAGGTCTAGAGGCGAAGGCAAGACAACATTCAAGGTAATGGACTTTACCAAAGCTAAAGAGGTGATCAAGAATTATTGTGAAGACGATAACGGTATCACCGCAAGTATGGGACTTCAAGAGGATTGGGCTTGTACATCGGGCTGTGTGTTTAAGGACGGTAAGTTTCAACAGGTGCATGATTGTGCATATCTTGGATCTCTATGGGCTACCCCGCTGCTTTGTATTGAGAAGTCTGACGGTAGTGTCCGAGATTTGGTAATGTATACTGAAGTCGGCAGGGATGACGTACAAGAAGATCTTTCAAAGTGTCCAGACTGGTGGACAGGAGAACACGCATGACACATACAGAATTACCATGGTCCGAAGACTGGCACGAAGATCACCGAAACGGTGTTGAACATGTTCTGATTATTGGCGATGATGGTATGATCGCTGAAGTCTTCAACGAAGACGGCAAGCAAACGCCAGACGCAGCATTCATCGTCAAAGCCTGCAATAGCCACAACGACCTACTTGAGGCGTTAGAGGGAATGTATAATATGTGCACAATGTCACCTGCTAGTGCACCTCACAGGGTCAACGCTCGCGCAGCTATCGCTAAAGCTAAAGGAGAACACGCCTGAGGCTGGCGTGAGGCGCAGGGCTCTGCCGGAGGGGCAACCCTGCATTTTAACTAACATCAACACACTTCCAAAAGAGGGAAAAGAAATGATTTGGTCAATAATGACATTCATTGGAGTAGCTTTAATCTTATCGTCAGGATCGGGCTTTGTGCTATGGTTCGTTCTTCGCTTCTTGAAGTCTGAAGAGACCGCAAACAAAAAACAGGAGCCATCCAACAAGTGCATGATTGCAGGCTGTGACGTATTCCCAGCACTCACCACGTCGGAGGGGGAGCCCCTTTGTCTGTACCACTGGGAGAAACTATGCGACCTAGACGCAGAAATGGAGATGCGCGAGAAGATCGAAGCAGAGTATAAGCCGCAGCCATGGTACGGCGGTTGCTGCAAGTGAGATACAACCTAAAAGGATCTATTCCTCGCGAGAAGGCGCAAGCGTACTTGGACAAACTAATGAAGAAGGGTGCAGATGTCGAGATCATCGAGAAACGAAACCAGAGATCGCTCAACCAGAATGGATATTGGTGGGTATTGGTGCAGCTATACGGGCTGGAGATCGGATATACCAAGAAGGAGGCTGCTATCGTTATCAAGAACCATCTCGGCATGGTCTACGAGAAAGACGGCTATGTTATGTACAAGTCATCGGCAGACTTAGACACGAAGGAATTTGCAAAGATGACAGACGAGCTTATCCGGTGGGCAGGCGATTTCGGCATCAGCCTACCATCTCCAGAGAAGTACAAAGAGAACCGCAACGAATACGACAACCACATCGAACAGAACACATAGGAGACAACATGAATCACAATTGCAATGGTGATTTTTTCAAAGCAGGAAGGATACTTTGGTACCGCTGTTTCAGGGGGAGCTCGGTAATTCGTGCGCTTAACACGGACATGCATGGAGATGACGGGTTGATCTGCACGGTTTGCAATCGCGAAATCGAGGCAAGCTCACACGATCAAGAGGTCGAGATCAAAACCAAGGCGTATGTTGTCATTCAAGGCCATGAATGGTATTTGCCAGAATCTTTCAACCCAAACGTGAATAACGAAGATTAGGAGAGACAACATGGAAATCAATCACTTAGAATTAACACGGCCATTCAGGGCTAACCAGATCAAATGGAGGCTAGGCGCTACGAACGGCGAGAAGTCAAAGGGCGTAGGGCTTGCCTATATCGACGCACGCGACGTAATGCAGAGGCTTGACGGTTGTGCTGGCTTTGGTAGCTGGCAGTGTACTTACCCTGCAACAGGCGTATGCGAGCTATCAATCAAGGTAGACGGCGAATGGATAACAAAGACAAACGTAGCAGGAGAGACGCGGGTAGAGGCCGAGAAGGGCCAAGCAAGCGATGCGTTCAAACGTGCCGCCGTACTTTGGGGCATTGGTAGATACCTCTATTACCTTCCTAACGTCTGGTCGCCCATCAAGCCCGTTGGCACAACATCTCACAAGCTGGTAAGTACTCCATCGCTTCCCGATTGGGCATTGCCTGAGGATTGGGAGACCATCTATCCAGAGATGTTCGGAGTCGGACCATACGAACCGCCGCAGCAGACGCAGCAGTACACCAAGAAAGACGCAGAGGAGCTGCTCGTAGCCCACCAGGCCGAGCTTAATCAGGAGCAGAAAGACTGGGCAGCACGGCACATAGCATCAGCCGCCTACGACAAGTGTGTCGACGGCCTAACCCAGATCATCGCTAAGAACAAAACCAAACCAACAGAATAAACAAAGGATAACAACAATGAGCCAAGACACTAATATAGTAATCATCACAGCACGACTCACCCGCGACCCTGAGGGGAAAAGCCTGAATAGCGGCACCAACCTTGCAGACCTTGGGGTAGCAGTAAACGAATCATGGTTTGACAAACAGACTCAGGAGCGAAAGGAGAACACCCACTTTGTAGACGTTACGTTCTTTGGTCAGCCTGCCGACTTCGCATGCCAGTACCTCAAGAAGGGCGACAAGGTAATTATTGAAGCCGCGCTAGATATGCAATCGTGGACGGACAGGGATTCAGGGCAGAAGCGTTCAAAGCTAAAGCTGAAGGGCCGAAGGATTCAAAGCCTGATGACTAAAGTAACAGACCATCCTCAAAACAACCCTCAACAAAGTAACAACCCACCGCCCCAGCAAAGTAACACACCGATGTCTAAGCAAGTACCGTCAGAGTGGCCTGACAGCGACTCCATACCTGGGCTTGAATCTGGGGAAGAATCAATAGAAGATATTCCTTTTAACTAAGCGGTTTAGCTTGACCGCATAGCGAAAACAAGCCTAACACAGGAGTAATTACAATGACACCAATGACACCCGCAGAGATGCTGCAAGGCTGGAGTTACATCAAGACAGACAAGGAACGTTTTGAATACCTCAGAGTACATCAAGATACTGGCGTTGTTTTGTATCTGGACAATGATTGTATGTTCTGGGGAATCCCCGACCTTGAAATTGAAGAGAACACATACTTTGATAGTTACATAGGCTGGAATGACGGTGCTCTTGCTCTGTGTGATGCCTACGGAATCAAGGCTGAGTGCGTATGATAGACCCCTACACCCTAAACACATTCCAGATGTCCCAAAACAAAGGAGCGATCATGGATAAGGATTGGCGCGATTGCGATATCGAAGATGAAGAGTATGTCACCATCCAGCCTATACCGCTCACTAATTATGCATGGATATCAGGCACTACTAAGCTTGTCACACCAAGACGCCTAAGTGCTCCCAAGGTGCGCAGGAAGCGTCTTAAAAAGAAAGCTAGAAAGGCCACCAGTTACAGTTATGGAGCATGGCGAAAAATCTTTATTCAGGAGGAAGACAATGAGTAAATACCTACAATGCCCACAGTGCGATTCGTTCGCCTGCGACCCTATCGAGGAGGGTGATCAGTGCTGGTGTGGGGAGGCTGAATACAAGATAACCAGCAACCCGCCCTTTGAGGGGTTTGAGATGGGGTGCACACGTTGCGCCTACGAGTGGTCATCAATCAAGGCCGGAGAGTGCACACGCGGTAAGGCGATGAACTATACATCATGCGGGGCAACGGGCTAGTGTGGCAATGTTGCAATAGACACTATGCAGACGGAATGCGCTCTTGTAAGATCTGCGGCCTAGCAAAGAAGGTGCACACCATCGAAGGCGGGAAGATAGTGGAGAAACGACCAAAGCAGGACAAGAAACGCGAAGCAAAGAACCGTAACGATAAGATCGTTAGCAAGATCAAGATGGACGACGAGATATTCTGGACAAGCACAATGAAGAGAAAGGAGAAAGACAAATGAACGGAGATTTTATTGACAGACCTTTGGATCAGTGGTTTGCAGAGACCATGCCACGCTGCGCAGATCAATGGCCGGTACACTGTCGATTCTTGCTTGAGGATAACGACAAAGCCGAGTCGGTAATGAGGGCCTTTGCAGGCTCTATGCGCATTGATTGGTGGCATGCTATGGTAAGCGGATCTTCTTTTGTAGTGTCAGAGAATAGACGACTCAAGGCTGAGAATGAAAAGCTGTGGAAGCAGAACCGCAACCTACGAAAACGGCAACGCAAATCATGAGTGACATAGACAGCAGACCCCAGCACAAGCGAACAGCAGACCGCAAGCGACAAGACAAGGAGAACAGCCTTGCAGCAGCTGAGAGGGCTGGTAATTGCTGTGAGGCGTGCGGGCTATGGGCTCCACCGGAACACGGCGGGGTTGGACATCACTCTCATCGCAAGGGGGCCAAGGCGCTGCGCAACGACATGGCGTTCATCGTTCACTTATGCTGGAGATGTCATCACGACGCCCACGGAAACAACCCTCAGGACATAAACGAACGGTGCGAGGCTATCATAAAAAGGAGAAAAGAAAATGCCTAAGACACTCGGCAGAACAACAGTAATAGTATTCGGAGTACAAGACACTCATGGACGTACCGATTATGCTGTAGTATCTGAACCTGCGGACAGCATCCAAATATGCGGAATGTACACCGCCGAAGGGACGGCTTGCTATTTCGAGTCAGAAGCATATCACCTTGAGGATTGGTGCAATACCAACGGCTTTGAGTTCATCAGGAAGGATGTCCAAGTAGAAATGACTTTCGCTTGACGAAATCAGAACATAGGTTATAGTATACTCGTTTGGTGGATTTGCCTCCACTGTTGTCTCTTCCTACTGCCCAACCGGGGAGACAATCCGGCTGGGTTTTTTATTATTTCTTTCCAATAGGGGCCTTGCGTTATGTCAAGGGGAGGGTATTGTATAATTAGAAACCAAACCTAATGGAGTGAAGGCCATGAACGCAATGAACAGAATCCGCAAGATCCGTAAAGAACTTGAAATCTTAGTCTCCGATATCGACGCCTTTGACGATTACCTTAATTCCATCTATCGCGTCGGGATTGACATAACTTTCGTATTAAGCGTTGTCCTTGACGGAAAGGCGGCATCCTCAGACGTTACCATGGCCTTTGAAGACTGGCAGACTAAATAACCCCTTCACTCCGCTCCGCCTTCGGGCGGGGCAACTTAGGAGACAAGATGAACGCAGCCAAACAAATCAGATACTGGAGACTAAGACGATGACAGCCAAAGAGGCAGCACAGAAGATCATTGACCAGAAAGGCTCGTGCAGGGACATCCTTTGTAGGGATTGCTCGATACATAAAGGCTGTGACACCCTGCTGAAGGCAGGCGCTGAGGATATTGATTTCAGAGAGCCTAGCCCGGCCCATGTCGAGCTTGCACGCGAGTATCTGCTAGAGGCGAAGTATGCCTGACATCAGGCTACAGATACCAACAGACACCTACGACCTGCTCAACGCTATGTCGCTACGCTCTAACACGTCTATAGCCGATATCATCAGGGACATCCTTTTTTCTACACCGAGAATGGTCAACCTTGAGATTTCAGGAACGACCGAACGGTACAAGATAGACCTTGAAACGGATCTAACGCGGGAGAACATCATAGCGATACTGAACTGGCGGACGCACCAGGAGAAACCAGCGCTTGAGAAGTGGCGCGATTCATACAAACCCTTTACCAGCGGCCTGATTGAAGGCTTGCATTACTTAACCTAGAGGAGATAGAGAGATGAAAGACCTAACACAGAACGCGTGGGTACTACAGACCCTGGAGAGGGGCAGGCAGCTAACGCAGAACGACGCAGGACGGTTATACGGCATAGCGAGGCTAGCGAGGTGCGTGAACGACTTGAAAAACGAGGGCTATAACGTCCGCAAGGTAATGATAGCCGTACGGAACAGACGCGGCCAATGCGTCAAGGTGGCCAAGTACTTCCTACGCGGCAAACAACCAATCTAAAGGACAAAGAAGATGCCAGACTTTTTAGAAGAATTACAGAACTTGCTCAACACTCACAATGCGGCCATCATACGGTCTGCAAACAAAACGAACTCGCTGGTAGCAAGCGTACAGACAGGCCCGTCAACCTTTGTTGATGTTGAGTTTGAAGAGGATATCGACGAAAGCCAGATCAAACAAAAGAACTACGAATATATAAGGATGGCATAATGGATAGAAACCAAGCGATATTCAACAGATGCCAATCGCGTCGGGACAGCTCAGAGCACCCTGACTACTGGGAAAACCCCATCTACTGCCACAAGTGCGGCGAAGAGGCCACAGCAAACGACGAAAACGAAAACCCGGTATGCGATGAATGCGAGGACAAAGAATATGAGTGATATAAAACCATGCCCCTTCTGCGGGTGCGAGGCGGAATTGCACGAGGACGGGTTTAGGGACAAGGAAAGCTATGACATACGCTGTACTGACGGCAACTGTTACCTGTCCTACGGCGCAGGCTGGCGATTCAGCACAGTAAGCGAAGCTAGAGAGCTATGGAATCGTCGCGACGAGCTTGACAACACAGACCAGAAAGACTAATGTATGAGTAGCATAGTAAAGCATGCAGTAATCAACTTCGCCACCGGAGCTTTTCACAAAGCTGCTTTACCCGGTGGCTTTTATTTTACATAGGAGTAAAGCCTTATGAGTATGAAGAAGAAACGCAAGCCGTATGAAGTCCAGCTAAAAGACCCGCGCTGGCTTGAGTTGCGACAGAAGGTGTTAGAGCGTGATGATTGTGTATGTTCATCATGCGGACGGCAGCAGTCGGCACATCAGGCATACCAAGTGCACCATAAAGACTACAGGCCCAATGCAATGGCGTGGGAGTATCCACTTGAAGACCTTGTAACGATGTGTGATGACTGTCACGGCCATATTCATTCATACCTTGAAAGCATCAGGAAGCTTGTTCGACGCATGGACCCTGACGAGCTTGAGGTGTTTGTTCATATGTGCTTTGGTCGTTTCCATTCTTGGATGGATCGAACGGGAGGAACTAGCCGTATTAGATACTGGCGGGAATGTAGCGAGATTATACCAAGATCGGAGGACAAACAATGAACGGGTGGTTGAAGGTTCACAGGAAATTTAAGGAGTGGGAGTGGTACTCTGACTCCAAGGCGGTCCACTTGTTCATACACCTGCTTTTAAGCGCCAACCATGAGCCTCGTAAGTGGCGCGGGGTAATGATCGAGTCAGGCCAATTCGTTACGTCAATAGAGAGCCTTAAGGCCCAGACGGGGATAAGCTCACAATCAGTCAGGACTATACTCAAAAAACTGTGCCAAACAAGAGAGGTAACATGCCAACCAACAAACAGATTTACTATGATAACTATCTGTAACTGGGCTAGTTACCAAACTATAGATTCGCCGATCAACACGCCAGCTAACAAACAACTAACAAACAATCAACAAACAGCTAACAAACAACTAACAACAAACAAGAAGGATAAGAACTATAAGAATGAAAAGAAAATACAGTGCAACCTAGCGCCGTTGCTCCAAGCTTACCAACGTCGATACTCCGCTACTCCAGACTTAAATGGATTCAGGGCAGGAATTACAGAAGCCGTCAAGTCTGGTTTCATGCAGGAGAATATTCAACCAGCTTTGGATTTTCTTAACACACAGACCGACTGGAAGTATATCCCTGCATTCAACGCACCAAACAAGCTAAGGGATAACCTTGGCAGGATCTACGCCCTTTCTCAGGAATCAACCGACAAGGAGGAAGAGAATAGGAACTTAGCTCTTGATATCTTGAGCGAACCTAAGGATGCAGAGATAGACCGAGCCTCACCAGAAGAGATAAAGGAAGCAACAAGCGAGCTTACAAAGAAGTTCAAAAGGCATGGTAAATGATTGATAGACCATTACCGAGTAGTGCAGAGATGGAGCATGCTGTCTTAGGTTGTCTGTTACAGTCTCCCGATAAGGTGATTGATACGATATCTGAGTTGATGGTTGATGACTTCTATTCACCACGCAATAAAGAGGTGTACGCAAGCTCTATCGAGATAATTGATGCAGGGAAAACGCTCGACCTACCAACGCTCGACGCCCTACTGCAAGACAAAGGCGGACATACCACCATTGAGGAGCTACGACAAATCAGGAACAGCGTGGCTACTGTTGCAAATGTTAGGTCATTTGTCCAAACCGTTAAAAACTACAGCAATGCGCGAAAGATAATCTGCACATGCAGTGACCTAATGGGACAAGCATTTGAAACCAAGGCAGACGACATACCAAAGCTGCTAGACTCCGCAGAGGGTTCAATCTTCACCATAGGAGCATCTACCAAGGAAGAAGGCTTTACGCACGTCACAGGCGCATTAGGCGGCGCTATCGAAGGAATTATGGGTATGGCTTCCGGTGACCCACGGCATGCAGGGATACCAACTGGGTTTACAGAGCTGGATAAGTGGATAATAGGATTGCGTAAACAAGAGATTATCGTTATTGCCGCGCGTCCATCGCTAGGCAAGACCGCCCTTGCGTTGAATGTGCAAAGGCGCATGGCGTCAAGTGGCCATTCGGTAGGCATCGTATCACTTGAAATGTCAAAAGAGAAGCTTTGCCAGCGGCAGATATTTGAGATCTCTGGAATTGACTCGCGCTCGCTGTCGAACGGAAGTATAACAGCAGCCCAAATAAATGTCGACATTCCCAAGGCTTGCGAAGAGCTTTCAAAAATGCCTATCTATTATTACGACTCCACCCCAGATTGGCCGACAGTCAAAAGGCGCATCAGGCAAGCTGTCAGGGAGCACAATATAGATTCTATCATGATTGACTATTTACAGCTTCTAAGGCTTGGCCGAAAGATGGACTCACGGCAGTTAGAGGTTGCTGAGCTGTCCGCTAACCTGAAGATGCTTGCGAGGGAGCTGGATATTCCTATTGTGATATTAGCTCAGCTTAATCGCGAGGCGGAGAACAAGACGCCGAAGATATCCGACCTGCGTGAGTCTGGTGCTGTTGAGCAGGATGCAGACATCATTATTCTCTTGGACAGGAAGCGAGAGTCAAGCGATGCCGACACCGCCAGATGTGTCCAGGAGGGCAGAGGAATTGAAGTGAAAGGGATTATAGCAAAGAACCGTAACGGCGCAACAGGAACCGCCAACCTATTGTTTTTCCCAAAATACACCCGCTTTGAAGATCAGAGCAGGATGTATGATTCAGACGTACCGAATTTTTAGCATGTATAAACACAAAGGAGTAGAGAGATGACACAACACACAAAACTACCATGGACGCTAGGCAAGGGAGCCGTCAGGCTACGGACCGAGGACGGCACTCTAGTTGCTGAATGCTACACGACTGGCAACTATATCCGCTACCCTAAAAAGTCAGAGCGGGAAGCTAACGCCGCTTTTATAGTCAAGGCCTGCAATAATCACGATCCACTCACCAAGGCAGCTCAAAAGCTACTCCACCTACACCTGTGCGAGATGGAAGGAATTGAGAGCGGGCAACCCACGCCGGATCAATGGGCAGAAGCTGTAGACGAACTATCACAGATACTTGAAGATTAGCCCTTGCGCTATGTCAAGGATGCAGTATAGTAAAGCAAACCAAGGGAGGCAAACCCAATGAACTTCACGCCAACAAAAGAGCGGGTACAGAGGCATAGAGCTATTAGAGCACAAAAGCGACGGGATAATGATCTGCTACTAGAAGAGATTTGGGCGGAGCATGACGCCCGCGAAATGGAGCGACTATCAGAGTCTAAGCGTAAGCTTGAGATCAGGCTTGTAAATGTTAATAAGGCCATCGAGAGGCTATCTAGGGGTAACCAATGAAGACAACAGCTAGGCTACTCATCGCTATCATGGCAACCGCAGTATTTATCTGCATGATCGTAGGAATGTTAATCCTCGACAAGACGCAACAAGACAGCAAACAGCTCATACAGCAGGCACACAGACGCATAGCAGTGCTAGAGGCATACGTAGAGCACACAGAGAGCAGGCACGCGCCTTGCGACCTGACAACGTTTGAATTTGAGGAGGTGGAGTGATGAAATGCTTTACACCAGACGGACTACCAGTACACGAGCTTGAGGGTGTTGGATTGGTCGTTGAAGCCCATCAGCACAACGCGGCGATGTCATCTCGTGAGAGTATGCTGTCAGGAGCAGAATTCCAGCGAGACGAGCTCAAAGAGTCACTGAAGGAAATTGTGTCTCTACACCAGAAGCTAGAGGAAGAGGAGGCCTTACGCGGAATGGAAGGCTTGACGACAAGAGACGACATGAACAAGGCAATCAGAAGCGCCAAACAGCTACTAAAGGAGATAGAAGCATGATAAAGGCAAAGGAAGGGGTAGCACTTTTAGTCCAGGCTAAAACAGGTAGAGTACATGTTGCGCACGGGCCTTTTCTCTGCGGAACTACCCTGTCAGAGCCGGGTGTTCTAATTGACACTTGCGAAGAGTCAGAGATGTGCAGTAACTGCCTCAGGATTGCCAGGAAGCGAGGGTTGATCGAGGAAGTAGAGGACCAAGTACTACCTGCTGAGCACCACCCGCCGCCGCCAGAGGATATGACGCTGCAAGGCCCGTTTACTTCGAAGGAATGTCAAGGGAAGGTCGTGCCTAAAAGGGCTAGAGTGTGGAATAATCCGTCTTGGGAACACTCAGGTCTGATTGGCAAAGAACCCTGTCCGTTCTGCTACTACGCCATCCCCGAAGGCACTAGCATGACGCCGGAGCACCCTAAGGTAACCTGTGAAGAGTGCGACGGTACGGGGTTCTATGGCGATAATGGACCTGGCATAATCGGAAACTGCGAATACCATGCGTGTGAATGCGGAGCTGAAAACGCTATGTATACCTCGCTTGCAGAAGCTGACGACAAAGCCACTCGCGGTTGGGACCACCTGAAAGCGATCTGGGAAGCTATGGAGTTCGGTTATGATTGGGAGTATGGCGGGTTCCTTGCTCGGCATGTGGTCGGTAAGTACGAGGAGATGAAGAAGCGTATTAAGGAGCTGGAGGCGGACGTGGAGCTGCTTGAGGGTAAGTCGATAGGGGTCAATAGCTGGGTGGCGAGCCTGAGCGACCCTAATACAGTTTATTGCCTCATGTTGAGGGGAACGCTTGGCACGCCGGGTGAACTGTCCTTGTTGAATCTATGCCCAGAGACAAAGGCTAAGGTGGCTGAGCTGGAAGCAGCAAACGACGAACTGAACGAGGATGACGCAAAACAGACCAAACTCCTGTGTGACTACGACCGAGCCACAGCAGGCCACACCCTAGCCAATGTCACCTTGATTATGAAGCACATCCTTGTTGAGGAGCTGGCTGGCGGCCTCACCCTCGAATTCCGACTACCGAAAGCTGGCGACGAGTGGCTGTATATTGATGGGTACCAACGTGTATGGCGCAAGTCTCTAGTCGATTGGGAATGCAACATGCTCCCCAAGTTCATCCGCACCCCAAAAGTAGAATGGCTTGAAGGCGGCCTATTCGGTAACAGCCTGATACGAAGCCAACGCGCCCACATGCCATGCCAGTTCAAAGAAGGCACAAAGAGCGATTGGGAAAAAGGAACGTTGCTTGCGCGACTCGATCACGAACTAACGCCATTCGCAGTTCTTGGGACTGACAACCTGCTTGTAGCTGCCGTTGAATGCCGCATCAAGAAATCAGACATAAAGGATCAATAACATGAGCCCCATATACAACCTATACACAGACCTCAGCGAGTTTATGCAGCGGCTGACCCTGTTAGAGATGGACCAAGCACTAGAAGAGCTATACCACCTATGGCAGGCATCAGGAAAACCGTCAAGCTAGGTTGACATTCCGCAAGCGTGTAGTATATTACAATCAAGATCTAAGACAATTGAAACCACCACGAGGCGAGAGGTTCGCACGAATCGAAAGATTGAATGAATGCGGCCATGTAACACGCACCGCAACGCCTGTACAGCAGAGCGGCATTAGTCCAGCAAGATGCTACGGTACCCGATTCCACTGTGTCTCGGCGTAGGGGCCAAGGAAGGACTCGCGAGGAAACACCTTGGTAGGTTCTCCGGTTAAAATCCGGACGTGGTGACCAATCGCCCTCTACGAGGAGAGATCGAAGCCTATTCATTTAGGTAATTACAGGAAGCAATGACTGTTGAATCGTAGATGACAGCCGGGAAAGACCGGCATAAGCTGACGTAGTTCAATACGAGCAGAACACTCGCTGGGCCTGAGAAAATATGCGAGAGATTGAAGTGCAAATCTTCACGTTGGCACCAAACCCAAAGGAGGACTAAATGAAGGACCACGAACGACTAAAGGCAGCAGTAGACGCCTATATCGAGAAGAACGACGCTACATACCGCAGCATCGCAGCAGAGCTAGGCACAGACGAGTTCCAGCTAAACCGCTGGCGGAAAGGCGACTCAAGCCCACGAGCAAAGCGGGCCGTGACTCGGGACGACGTAAACAAGTTCTTCGGAAAGAAGATCTATAAATAATCCCAAAATAGTTGTACAAAGCACTTGCACACGTCCTAATATGGTTGTATAATAAGGTATGAAAGAAACCAACACAACCAAGGAAAGCAACATGAGCAACCTACTTACCAGAACACAAGCACGGTATCAGGCAAAGTCCCTCACACGAACCACCAACATTAAGCACGTAGCAATCAAGGCGTCTTACGTTCCAGTTCAATCGTTTCTCGATGACGAGGATTTTGGCGAAGCGAATCGAGTTTATGGTTACATGGTGCAGATGCGGGTTACAAAATGAAATGCAATAACTGCAACTCCATTGACGCACATGTCCGACTCCATGAGATAAAAACTGCCATACACTCACAACACGCTAACGTTGACTGCATGCAATGCGGCGTAAGTCAGTATCGAAGCATCAATAAACATGATCTCTCCCGCGACCTGAGCCTATGTGAGACACCTTGGCTAATCTTGCATCTTGACGTTATCTATACTATTTCTATAGACGACAACTGCGAGCAGTGTGGCGAGCTAAAGCCTACTGCGCAATACATTCTCAAAGAGGCTGCAAGATGCGCAGCTAGGCGGAGGTGGAACGGCATCGCTGACGACTTCAACCAATGGGACTGCCTTGGGTTTGAGAGGCAGGGACCATTAGAAGAAAAGGAAATGTTTAGATTCCAACTGGAGGGTGCAAAGTGAAATACAATAAAAAAGAACAAGGAAAAAGGAAGCGCAAAAAAATATGCTGGTGCAGAACTGAACTCTATAGCCTCCACTACATGAGGATAACAAACTCAAAAAGTGGAGTTTGCCCTACATGTGGAGATTGTGGGTTTATTTTCGACGGCATGGAACCATTGGCCGAAGTAGGGAGCAGTGTTATCCAATGATCACTAAATTCATCACCAAGCACAACATCACGCTATACCGCTTATCAAAGCTTACCGGCGTACACCTCAACACTCTATGCCGATGGCGCGACAAAGGCCCACAGCACCCCAAAGTAATGGAGATGGCGTTAAAGCAGCTTGCGAGGGAGATGAAATGAAAGACAAGCACAAAGAAGAGATGGGCGTGAAGCTCAAGGAGTGTGTGATCTGCGGCGATACGTTCAGACGTAACAACCAAAACCAGAAAACGTGTTGCAGGGAGTGCAGCAAGCAACGCCGCATTGAAAACAAGCGAGAATACCTGCAACGCCCTGAAGTAAAGACCCAGATAAGGAAATACCAGCGCAAATACTACCTCGATCGACTACAAAGCACCAAGGCTAGTCATGAGCAGGACTAACGCACAACCAATACCATACACCGACAAGGGGAGGGACAATTTCAACCGCATATTCAGGAGAGACAATGAACCACAACTTCCTCAAGAAGTACCACAGGATCATAAACCAACACCAAACGAAAAAGAAAAAGAGGAGGCCGAAAAATGAGATACATCCTAACGCTGATCCTGCTGACCGCAACAGCGACAGCATACGACCCAGTTAAAGACCTAGCACACCAGAAGGACCAGCTGACAAAGAACGTCAACAAAGCAGACGAAGACCTCAGGGCTACATTCGTAGCAGCTGACAAGGCCAAGCGACGTGCACGCAAAGTCAGGGAGATAGCAGTACGCAGGTCAATCGGGTTCTATATCAACGCCCTCAAAAAGGCTCAGACGTACTGGACCAAAAAAGGCAACCTCGAAAAAGCAATCCAGATCCGCGACGAGATATGGACATTCGAAAAGCACCTAGGCTTCAAACCTAAGCCGGTAAAGGTCAGGGTAATCCACGTACCAAACCTAGACCACCAAGCCCACTCAGACACTGAGGCTATGAAATGAAAGACAAAGATGTTGAGGTGGAATACAAGACCCACCCATGCGGGTGCGTTACTAGGGTTGACTATAAAAACAAACAAATAGTACAAATCAAAGAATGCCCCTTTCCAGACTGTGGCAACAACCAAAATGACCAACAAGTACGACGCTGCTGCGGGGGTAGATAAATGAGATACCTAATAGCACTCCTAATCGTTGCAACGGCTTTCGCTGGACCGCGTAAGTCACAGCTCGCAAGGGCTCAGGAGAGATACCACAAAGCAATCGCCACAGCACGCAAACGCTACGCCAAAGACCTACAACAAGTCAAACGCGCAATCATGCAGAAGGGCGGCGATATAGACGAAGCTCTCAGAATCAGCGAGCTAATCAAGGCCATTGAAGGCAAACCCAAGAACGGTGAATACGCATCCATCATATCTGAACACAAGAACCGTCCACCTATCAGAACACGCACCACATACATATTCTCTGACAGGGGCGTTAAGGTAGGCCGCAGGAAGTGGCAATACATCGAAGACCCAAGAGGCTTCATTCTGAGAAACCCAGACTCCGCAGAGGTAGAGCTATGGGAACTCAACACCACCCTCACAGGGTACACTGTAAAGCGATGGACCACTATCGACGCCATGAAGGCCGGACTATTGCCGGGTAAATGGGGCATGGGCGTGAGGACTACCAAATGAGCCTAATACAGAGACTTAAAGATTGGTTGATCGGCATAGAGCGTATAGACTGTTTAGCCATTAGCGAGCCAGCAGACCCCAAGGCCATTAGCGAGCCGGTAAAGAAGGTACTCCACCTAATGGAGACAGACCCAGATAGATTCCTTGTCACCACTGAATCCCTGACATTAGGGTGCTGGGAGACCGTTACACATGACAAGGTAACAGGGGCCACATTCAACACTACCCACTCACCTTATGGTATGATCAATATCGAACTGACTAAAGATGAGGACAGGGCAATCGACAACGCAGCATGGAAGATAAGAGGCGATAGAGGCAGGGCCAAGGAGCAAGCCAAGCAACAAGAGAGACGAGCAAAGATAGAAGAACTATACAAGGACGTGAGGACAACCAAATGAAGAAACCAACCAAGCGATGGAGAGTACACTGGATATATGAATATTACGGTGGCGCAGGAAACCACTGCAACGGGGCACACCAAGAAAGCAGAGACGTAAGATCCAAAGAAGCGGCGAAAGAGATAGCAAAGATGCAGGATGGCACCATTGAAGACCTATGGGATACTGTACGCTGCGAGCATTGCGATAACGAAGTAAGGCGAAACCAGACCATAACCGACTGCTTCTGCAATGGCGTCCGTAAAACCGTATGCCAAGATTGCTACGGCCATTATATGGGCAATGGATGGCTGCCTGTAGCCGAGAAAGAAATGGATAAGGCTAGAACCACCGATATAGAGAGACAACCAAAGCAGGGAGAGGAATAATGAATAGTCTATACATTAAGAAAAATATTTACGGAACAGAAATAATACTCAACGGTGAACCTATTGAGTTTGTTAGAGAGTTCATAATCAAGGCGGGATATGACTACTCACAGCCTCTGACAGCAACATTTACAGTACTGATAGACGAGGTGCGGCTTGAAGGCGTCAAGGTAGATATGAAGGGTGAGTTGATCTGTAGCGACTGCCAAGCATCTAATTTCATAGCACTACCAAAGGGCGACCAATGACCACACTACACATAGCAATCACAGCATACACATTCATAGGGCTAATCATGACAGGCTTTATATGGGGCGTATCACAGGACGACCATCCTATAACACGCTTGGCACTAGGGGTAGCATGGCCCATTATTCTAGGTGCACTCATAGCAGCTGTATGCAAAGGCATGGCAGACCAACCATCTATAGAGAAGATCAACACAGATGCACTAGACATACTAAGGTTAGCACTTGAACACGAGCTGGCAACACAAGAGCACAGCGGCAGAGGGACACCAAGCAACGGATGGGTAGAGATGGCACAAGAGCTACTGAAGCGCACAGATGAATGGACTGAAGTAACAAGCGTAAAGGATATAGCCAACAACCCAACACAAGAAGCATACGGAAAGGTCAGAGATATAAAAGAGATGCTGAACGGTTACTCATGCCACCTCACTCAACTACTATCAGCCGATACTATACAGTGGGACGAAGTACATAAGCTACTGACGCCAGCAGACCCCACAAGCACAGCAGCATTCGAAGCATGGCTAGAGACAGATGAAGGCAAGGCTAACTGTGTTAAGTGGACCGAAGAGTACAAGGACCGACTCAATTCTTTAGGCAAGACTAAAACAGTAAGGAGTGACAAATGTTGACAGCCTTCACAAACTATATCAGACTTTATAAAGACCCCCTACCCAAGGAATTCTTTGGAGGGGGG